CATGTCTTTTACATTTAAACAAAATATCAAACTTTTCTTCAACACCCTTAAAGAACTTAGTTAAAAAGAAGCCAATAACGGTAATAAGGATGCCAATAAGACTAATAATCCCAAGCCAAACAGCAGTCGGGATAGATACACCAGCATCATTCGGCACGTCCTCCTCCTGTTAAAACTTTCAAGAATTTCTTGCGCCACAGTTTTCCATCTCCATTGTAAGGGAATGTGAATTCAATAGCGCTTCCAAGTGCCTCTTTTGCTCTATCTGCTGCAACTTCCGGTTTGCCAGAAAAGTCATATACGAACATTTTAAACGCAGTTTCAAGGTGTGCTGTAACGTCATAAGCCACATGTTTACTCCTCTCGTAAGTTATTAAATTAAAATTACTTTAATTTATTAAATTTTATTCCTTTTTTCCTGTCGGGATATTTGCCCGTTAATGCTTGCCAGTTTGAACCACCCAAATCTTTAATACGTTTAAAACGCTCTGCCATTCCAAGCCCAGGTACCGCACCTATTACAGGCAATCCAGTCACTTTAACCACATCTACAAGAAATTTACTTAAATCAACTTCCTTTTTTGTTTTAAGATCATCATATGCTTTTTGAAGAGTGTTAAGTGCGGAGCCTCCAAAAGTACGTCCATATTTTAAACTACCTAACATCGGATGAACAGTAGCAAAATCTTCTATTACTTTTAAAGCTGTTATTCCTGTACTGTCTCCATTTTCAGCAGATTCCTGAATTGTTTTATATGGATTAGGAAACGGAGTATCTATGCCAGCCTGTTCTAATGCGATATTAAACATTTCCGTAGCTGCCATATACCGCATAAATTTTTTAAATACTTCTTTTTTAGGCATTGATTTCCCAATTCCTAAAATATCTTTTTTAAGTAATTGATAATCTGCCGTTGCAAAAGTTTGAAATAATGCTAAAGCTTTACCAACCGGAGTTCTTGTTATAGGAGTTTTATCTAATCTGGATGCAGACCCTTGAGTTCTAACTATAACATCGTCAGCATAATCAATTGCAGCCTGTTGTGCCATCTTACTTTTTATAGCTTTATTATAAGCTCCAAGCCATGTTCCCTTAGCTGTTTCCATGTCAAGATACTGTAATGGTTTAATACCAATATCTCCTAATGCTCTTGCAATACCTTTAGCCTTAGTCATTGCTTCTTCTACACCGGATTCAAATATTCTGCCTTTAAGAACATTGCTTTTATCCATTGCAAATTTTCTCCATACAGGAGATAAATTCATTTCAAATCCCTTAAGTGTATTAGGCAGTCCTATTTCAACCAGTGTGTTTCTTGCGGCCAATGGTTGCATTAAAGCACTTCGTGCGTTCCAAGATAAAACAGAATATACTAAATTTTGATTAGCTCTTTTTGCAAACTTATCAAGTGTTTTTAATTGTACCCCACCTATCTTAGTAATCTCTTTTTTACCTGCTAAATCCGCACTCCAGTTTTTTATAAAGTTAGCAAGATGAGGGTTTGTATCTGAAAGTTTAAATATATTCCCGGCATCATCATAAAGATTATTTGTAAGTTTATTCGCCTTAGTAATAACTGGTGAAAAATTTATATTTTCTAATGACGAATGAAGGTATTTTTTGAATACATTTTTAGCATCGAGCTCAACTGGAAGTTTATTTTTAATACGTTCTTTTGCAAAAGCAAATGGTGTCATGTTAGGATTTACAAATTCATTTATAATATCGTTATTAGCATGAACAGGATTAAATCCCCTATCTGTAGCATTTTCCAGTTGTTTGAAAAATGTAAAATAATTATCAACTTTATTAAATGGTTTTTTACCTGATAGTTTTCGGGCATCATTAAGTCTGGTATACAAATCTTCATATTTATTACGCATAAAATCATATGCTTGAATTTCTTTTTCCGTAAGATCTGGTACGGTTTTTTTCATGTTCTGAAGTATTTCATTGCCGCCCTTTTGCTGAGATACGGCATACGTCATTATACGTTCTGATTCTTTTTTAGAGAGATTAAATTTATTTAAATTAGAAAGCGTTTCTGCGTATTCAACTTTGCTTAAATGATCTGCTTTTTGCGCTGGTTTATAAAGTAGCTCTTTAAGTTGAGGTACTTTATCAAAATATCTATTTGAAGGCTCAAGAAGTTTTTGTTGTTCTTTTATTATCGGCTGAGATTTAAGAAGATTCATTTCAGCTTCATAAACAGGCATTGTTTTAGTGCCATCAATTACTTTTTGATTATTTACTACCTTCGATATGGAACCATAATTTCCAAATTTTTCTTTTCTCCATACAGCATTAGAAAGCTCTTTAACTAAATCAGCTTCATTGGTTTTTTCAAAACGTTCCATGTTATCCTGAATTATTTTAGCAGTATCATCTTGTCCTAACCTATCAGATAATCTGCTAACAGCAGGAGCAATTTTATCAAAATCGTCAGTAGGTTTAACTCTATTTCCATATTTTACTAAATCATCAGAACCCATTGTAGCTATTTTTTCAGGAATATCAAGTATAGATTTATATGCAGATTCTACATATTTTGGTATTTGCTCACCAGCTTCCTTATATAATTTAGACGCTTTTTGCGGTACTTTACTTAAAGCTCCCATAGCACCGGACATATAACCAGTAGATACCATTTCTCTTAAATTATTAAGATTTTCAGGAATAGCTAATTTACTTACTTCTTCTGCACCTCCGGCTAATCCTCCTAATATATCAGTAGCAAATTTAGCCACAGGATATTTTTGTCCTACAGCCTGATATTGTTCTCTTGCACGTCCAAATACCCCAGGTATTTCTTCGTATGCTGTTTTTAAAGCCTTGTCTGTAAAATTTTCTACAGCATACATTTTATTAGATGTTTGTTGCTTAATAGGATATTTAGAAGAAAAATCTTTCCAGACAGCTTCTTCATTATCTTTATTCGCTCTTACCTGAGGAAGAATTACTTTGTTAAAAAAATCTTTTCTTACGGCAATTCTTTCATCATAAGGAGCTTTATTAAATTGTTCACCTGAATAAATATCTGAAAAATTAGTAGCCATATTTATCACTTAAAGATGATTTTTTAGGTTTTTTTCTATCAATTACTGTTTCGTTACCAACTTCATCAATACTTATGTAATTACCTTTTTTATCTACAGCCATTAATACAGGAGGGACGTCGCCTATTCCGAAAGTTCTTTGCACTCTTTGAAATAAACTAGTTTCCGGTTTAACCAATGTATATCCTTTTGACTTATAAGCATTTTTAAGGGCAATTTCATTTTCTTTTGTAGGATCATCAATATAATTTCCAAGCAATTTTTGAAGATTTATTTCACCACCAATTTCTTTTGCTTCACGTCCTGCCTTTGCTCCATAATATTTTTCAGTACTTGTATCTGTGTCCCAAATAATATTTTTGGTGTCTGTAGGCTTGTATCTTGCTCTTTGAACAGCCCCTTTTATCGGCTCTCCGGTTTCTTTATCAAAACCACGCCATGTTTGCAATCCTGTTACAGCATATTTTTCTTTTGATTTAAGTTTGTCTTCTAAAGACATTTCTTCTTCAGGCCACATTGTAATAGCTCTCGAGTCAACTCTGTATTGAGGAGACACACCCGCACCAAGAGCATCTAACATTCTGCGTGTTTCAATATCATAGCCCTTAAGTTCCTGTGGTGATCTTTGCCCTACAGGAACCGTAGTAAGCTCTGTTTGAAATCCTGTAGGCTTCAACTCGAATGCCTGTGATGAATCTATGGGGACATTTCCTAATTGAGCTGCCTGTTGCATCTGTTCCATTTTAGCAGGATCAATGCTTCCTTCAAATCCTGTAGCTTTTTTAATTGGAAATTCCTCTGTCTTTTCACTGCGTCCTTTTTTACGTCCGCTTAAAAGATTAGTCACTTCATCCTTATAAGCGTTTCTCATTCTGCTATCTTGAATCATTCCAAACATATTTAATAATAATCCCAATTCTTGGGTCATACTTGGGCCATATATTACAGTTGCCATCGTAACCTCCTTAATAACCTAATAATCTAAAAATATTATCAGTATCACTTTGATTTATTCCATAACTTTGTATCGTGGGATATAGGTTATTTAAATATTGCTGATATTGCTGCCGCTTCATTTGCGCTATATTACTGCTTGAAGACTGTCCGGATTGCCCTCCAAGCATATTTAAAATTCCAAGCATACTTCCCATACCGCCACCGGAAGATGTTTCTGCTGCTGCCGTATTTCCCTGAGTTGCCTCCGGTGCGCTTATTTCTACACCAGAAGGAGCCAATTGCTTAGCCTGTTGTAATTGTGCCTGTGCCTGTGGGCTTAAGTTGCTTGTCCGTTGAGTTCTCTTATTATCACCTTGCTCTCCTAATAACATACCCAATATAGTTCCCCACATAATTTTCTCCTATTTAAAAGCACTTTTTAAAAATCCCTGAATAGCACTCGGTTGATTAACTATATTTTCAACACCAGTTACTCCAAGTGCAGCCAATAATGAAGCTAAAGATCCCTGCTGCTGCGCTAATTGGGATTGATAATTTTGCCAGTATAAATTTGATTTTTGAGACGATAACTGATTAGCTAAATCTGTATTTGCTTTTTGAATTTGATTACCGGTAGTGCTTGAATGTAAAGTTCCGGCACTTTCTCGTATACCAGGAATTACTTCATTCTGATATTGTTGAGTAAGTGGCTGTTCAACATTAGAAGAAAAATAATCTTCTAAATATTCGTTAGTTCCACCCAACTGAGGTGATGTAGTTGCCTGACCATATAGATATGGTAAAATATCAGCAAGTGCCGTTTGTTGTTCTGGTGTTAATAATGAAGCCTGTGATTGGGTTGCTTCATAAGCGTCCGTCCAAGACCCATATGTCGCACCACTAAATAAATTTTTTACCGTGTCCCCTATGTCGCCCCAACTCATGTTAACCTCCATAGTTAGAAGTTAACATGAACTTCTAACTAATTATTATAATAAATATCTTTATTCTTTTGTTCTTCTTTTAACTTTTCTATAACCCATTTTTGTTTTTGAATTTCCTGTCTTACATTATGATCCATTTTATATTGATCATCACAGAATGTAAAACAGAAAAATCCAACTCCATAAAGAATTAAACACGTTAAGATAGCTGTCATTTTATTTTCCCCCTTTTCTTTTAAAGAAAGAAAATAAAAACGAAACGTCAACTATCTTCTTACACTTTTTCCTGCATTTTTAAAATCTATCTCCAAACTTTCAAATGCAAATTTACTTCCTTCAACATTTTCAATCTTAAATCTTACCTGTTCTCCGTGCTGTAACCAGTTAATAACATGTTCATAAATTGAACCAGCCGTATTTTGATCTATAACTACAGGAGTAGAATAATTATCGCCAAAATCAAGCGAACAGCTAATTTGTAAACTTCCAGCATTTGTTTCGGTTGTAAGTATTGTTTCAAGTAAAATAAAAGCCTGTTTATATTCATTTAATGAATAATCTTTTGTTACTGCATAACAAGTAATATCCGCACCGTTATCATCTAATTCAGTTAAATCCATTAAATACACATAACCGTCTTCATCCCCGAATACTATATCGTCCCCATAAACACCAAAAGTATTAAATTCATTATCGAAACTCCATATAGACCACGATCCGGTTTTATAATTAAAAGCCAGCGGAGTCCATGCAGTGGATGAAGTTGGAACAAAAAGAACATAAAGAAATTCTTTGCTAATGTGTGCTGCGAAACTTTTATATCTGTAGTCTTCATCTTCTATCACTTTTATGTATTCAATTATATTGTCGCCAACATCTTGCGGAGAAGATACTCCATCAAACGAATGGATATTATCTTTACCTTTATATAAAATACGTTCTCCGACATTGATAACAGTTCTTGAGTAGGGACAACCTTTTTCCCTTATCTTATCTTCCGTGAAAGTAAAAGCAGGATCGGTATATCCGGTATAATAACATTCAACAATAGAATTTTCTTTAAGTATAAAAAGCCTTTGTTTAAGAAATTCCATGCCTGTAATTTTATCATCATTTTTAATTAAATCCGCATAGCCCGCACCCTGACCAAGTGCCGAGTTCCAGTATGTAGGATAACCACGGGTTGACCAATATACACTTTGAGGTAAATCATAAGTTCCATCATTGCACCATGCAAACATAAGATGACCGTAATAATAAGCACAATATTTAGCGGTTACAATAGGAGCTGCTCCTCCGTCTCCGGTGAAATCAAGAGTCCCAAGAGTAGTACCATCGTAAAGATATATTGGGTCAACCCCATTTGTTATAATAAATTGTTTTTCATCTTCATTTCCTAACCCTTCTATAACATTACAAAAATCAAAGTAATCATCACTGACGGATTGGAAGGTTAAACGAATTATATAATCTATATCTGAATCTATTTCTAACCATTCAACCATTTCTAAAGTAGTAGATGTATTTATTTTATTTATTATTATCCATCTATCGGGATCGCCAGTTCCAGTAAGAGTATCGGTATTAAATTTAATTTGATATACATTATCGGGCCACGTAGTATTCCATGTACCACTGGTTAATGTTATAGACCCCTTGTTGTCAATTCTATAATAATTTGTAGTTCTTGCAGCATTTTGATAAAAAGATAATATTTTATTTACATAAACGACTCCTATGTTATCACCATCAAAAGTAGTACTGCTTAATGTTACAGCACTTTCAGCAGAATCAATATCATAATCAACAATATTTACAATCATATATTTAATATAATCATCATCATCTTTGTAGCATATTGCGAATCTATCGCTATCTATTAACCCGCTAAAAAATTTGTCTGCACTTCCCGAATTTACGTCATTGTCTAAATATGTTATACTGCCATCAGTAGCAGTATTTCCAGAAATAGTAATTACAAAAACGCCTAATCTATAGTATGAACCGTCATAAAGAGTTCCAATAAAAATTATATGTGTAGAATCATATTGAATCATTTCTGAAATACTACCTGTATAACTACCAGCAGTATATGAAGAAATTACTATATCATTATCAACTATATTACATACTGCGTTTCTTCTCCATGTTGGCAAAATATTATAATATTTAATCAAAAATGAAGTATCAGAAATCCTACAGGTTGCAAGTGCGTAAATATCTTCAATAACATCTGTGTCAATTTGTATTGGAGTACTAATATTTAAAGTATCGCTTTCTATATATCCATAGCATAAATATCCATGATATGTATCATTTACAAAAGATGCAATAAAGGTAGTATCTGTTAGCTTTGTTAATTTAACTATATGATTATCACTTGCTATTTGTACTATATTGTTCCATGTGATTACACCAGTACTTATTGTTCCCCATCGAATACTTGTAGAAGTTGCGCCTACATATGATGCTTCTATAATAACAGTTTCACTTAATACTAAAATATCACTTACGTTAAGAGATGAAGAAACCGGACTTTCCCATTCAATAGTTGTATTTGATATTGTCCCAATTTCATAATAAAAACCAGAATTATAATAAACTCTTACAACTGTATTAATATCTATATAATCAGCAAATCGAGTACCATAAGTCAATGATGTTTCAGAACCAAGTGCAGTGTTTGCAACTGTTCCCGTATTATATGAGGGATTAAATTCATCCCAAACTCCGGTATCTTCGTTGTATTGAAAATTTGTGTTTTCAGTATTTGCAATTAAGTCGGAATCCGGCGTACGTAATTTAGTATACTCTCCAAGAGAAAGTATTGACCCGTCTAATGGAAGATTAGAACCAAGTGTAGTATATCCCCAACGACTTTTTACTTTATCGTCTTTAAATATTATATTTTGACCATCAATAAACTGATCATCAGGAGTACTCCGTGGATGATCTTTTTTATTTATGGTTGTAAATTTAGGTATTCTCATATATCTATTCTATGAATGTTTAAAATATTGTATTGATGTGCTGATGCACCTGAATATATATCAGTGTTACTTCCCCTGTTATGAGTAAAATAAATTTCAATATAATCATTTTTATTAAGACTTAGTGTGTCTTCACAATCTATTTGCATATAAGCTGTTACAGATGCTTCTATTTCATGAAATTTACGGCTAATAATCGAATTATTTTTATATATTGCCAGATAAATAGTTTGTCCTGCTGTCCATGCTACATCTGCTGTAAGTAGTTGTGCGTAGATATAGTATTTCCCTGTATACGCAGCTGTAAATCTATGACTGGATGTATCATATTCTCCAAGTAAATCGTAATCAATATCGTCATATTCTACTTTTGTAGCTGTAGTCGTAGATATTGTTTGAGCATCGTTTTTCGTGTATCGCAATGCTGTTCTGTCAGCAGATACTTCTTTTCTTAAATTTTGCAATTCTTCAAGTAATTCGGTATAGAATATTTGATGATCTGAGTCAATATTTGATGGTAACGCAGGAAATATTATATCTTTTTTCATACGCCACCATACGGTATTTTCTTATTTACTTTCTTGTATTGAAAATCTTTTTCAATTATCTTTGCGTATTCTTTTCCAACTTCATTATCTGCGACCTGTTTTAATTCCCAGTCTCTTAAAGTTATACATAGTTCGCTTATACACGACCATATTAAAAAATCAGAACATTCAATGCTTACCTGATCTTCTGTTGCATTAAACGTTTCCGCCGTATCAGAAAGATCATCAAGAAATTCCCAGTACCTTACATAAAGAAGGCTTGTTATATTGTAAAAATTAGCACTTGTGCAATCAGAACCTTCTACTAAATCGTCAGTATTCGCAGTCCATGATGCTCCCGTGTTGCTTTCAACTGTTATATAACCTACGGGCCAGTTACCGGAATCTACCTGCGGCAATGCGTTTATTGCTAATGATTCACTTGTATAAACCTGATCATCAAGCCCGCCACCGGATTTAGTGCTTATTGTACCACTTGAATTTATCTGGACTAACCAGACCCCCCAGAACGTTCCCGCATCCGCACCAGTATTAATAGTATCAGCAAAAGTAAAACTATTATCAGAAGAAGTACTTTCATATTGAGTTCCATCAATAACATATTTAAAGTCTGACGTTGTGAATTGTTCCGCATTAACCGATAATTCCACGGTATCGTTAAATCTTGACGGTTTAGGAAACAAATTAAGTATTCGATAACTTGTACCGAAATCTATATAATATTTCCAAGGTACGCTAGCAGTCTGGTCATAATCTATGAATACAGAATCAATCTGATCTCTGGAAATACGTTTTAAAGGCTGCCAGTAATCTCCTGTATAAGGATCACTTAACCGCAGTCCTATTTCCTGTTTGAAGTCAAAGTTGAGAGTATATTCTGTAACTCCCTGAGCTACATATATTTGTCTCAGGTTTTCCATAAACCATAGATTTTCCTGCTCAGTCAGTTGTTTACGTTTGCGGGCAATTATTCCATTAGAACCACGCAAACGTGTTCCAACTGATACAGGTGCTGTTGTGTCACCGTAAATAGTGTTTGTAATTGCAGTTACAATTTCACCGTATGTCATTTCTATGCCTTCTCAACTTTTTCCTGCTGTTTATTCTTGTCTTTAATCATTTTCTTTACCTTGTTTCCAGATAAAGGTGCGTCTTTCGGATCTCTTGAATCCATCCAGTCGCCTATTTCAAAAACGTCTACAGTGGCATATTCCTCAGGCACTAAAATTGCAGGTTTATTCGGATCTGGTTTTTCATGCCTGTAAAGAATTTCAACTGCGTCTTTAAGGTTATTATAGACATACTCTGAAATTACCACATCAGCACCGTCTTTAATTGCTATCTGTGTTCCATCTGCTTCACAAGTATATATCGTGCGGTCTTTTTCATCTTTAAGTCTCATCCGGTTAGTGACCTTAACCCTGATATATCTTTGTTTTTCCTTACTCATAAAATCTCCTTATGATTCTGTATTAAGTGTTCCAACTGCTGTAGGATCACTTGCTGTAACTGCTGCAAAACCAGCAGTAGGTGTTGCTGAATAATAATTTGTTGCTTCGGCAGGAGTTCCGCCTGTTCCGCCTGTAAGAGCATCAGTAGTAGCGTCCCATATCGCACCAGAGGTTGATTGAATAGTAATATAACCCATATCACATTCACCTGACGGTACTGCCGGAACTGCTGCAATAGCAAGAGCTTCAGTATCATAATCGTTAGCTGCTGATATTGTAATAGTAATAGTTCCGCTTGTACCCACAGATATTCTATAAGAGGCCCATTTTGAACCTGTTGCAACATCATGATCAGTAGCTGTAAAAGCCGTATTAGCCGCTGCTTTATAATAGCTTACTCCGTTAATTGCATACTGAAACGCCGCACTTCCCAATGTTACAGTAGTTCCTCCTGCAAGAGTAGGACTTGTTTTAACAGCAGTCCCTGAATTATTGGTATAAATTGAATCTACAATATCCTTTAATTCAGTTGCAAGAGTATTTGTAGTATCAAGAGAAGTTTTTAATGCTGTAATATCAGTAAGTAGAGAATCAAAGAGTTTTCTTTGATAATCCTGCTGATCCATAAATTCCTGTTTGATTTTCATTTAAATCTCCTTTTAAAAGGCGGCGGGTTTCCCCGCCGTCCTGTTAGTCTCTGAAAGCCTTATAGGTTATAATACTTCCGGCAACATTAAGAAGTGCGTCTGTACCAATAGTAAATCCTCTGAGCGGAGAAGTTAACCCTGCGGCTATTGCTGCATCGTAATCTTCCGCACCATAAGGAGTAATACCATTAGACATAACTGCATAACCTTCATAAAAATTAGTTGCATTGGCAGGAGTACCACTTGATCCACCGTAAAGTGCGTCAGTTGTGGCATTCCATATAGCACTCGAAGTTGCCTGAATAGTAATATAACCCAAACTCGCCGAGTCAGCTGTTTTAGTTCCCATATTAGATATGGCGTCTGCTTCCGTGTCGTTAGCAAGGCTTGAATCCGGAACTATGGTTACCGTACCTGCGGTTACGCAACAAAGCTGAAAACAGCCCCATTTTCCGGCAGTAATATCATGGTCAGTAGCTGTAAAAGCTGTTCCTGCGGCAGTTGCCGCTTTTTCAACCCTTACATCACCAGCTCCGTTAAACTGCATAACAACACGTCCGTTTGCAAGCTGAGTATCTGTTGATCCGATTGACGGTAAATGACGTCCGATAAGAATATCGTCTGCCCTTAATTCATTGACCATATAAGCCATGAAAGTACCGTCTCTCATATCTTCAGTCCATGCGCCCCATGCAGAGCTTTCACCCACCTGTAGTTCAACCATAGAAGGCTTAAAACCAACTTCAACTTGTAACAAAGCACCAGTTCCAGTTGTATATCCTGATTTCATGTTATCCTCCTATGATAGCGCCGAAACACCATGCTCTATACGATAAAGCCGTGTTTGGTCTAATATTCCCTGAGCCAGAAAAGCAATCCAGCCTGTTGTACCATACTGATTAAGAGGAATAGCCGCACCGCCTGAACCTCTCGGATGTATGATATTCTTTAATCCATATCCTTCAAGATCGGAAACACAAAGAGCTTTAGGTGTTACAACAAGACTTGAATATACATCACAAGCTGTGTTAGCTGTAGTATATTTAAGAGAGTTAGTAACAGCCGTTCCACCTGCATCAGCCCATAATTTAGCTATCGGAGATACAAGTACCCTAAAATTAGATACCTGCCCGATTTCTGTGGGATAAGTAGATGTTGCTCCCATGTATTTCTCAACTGGTGTCCATCCATCAAGTGCTTCCCAGTCCTGAGTACAGTCCGTATGAGTAATAACAAACCATGCAGGTTTAGTCGGAGAAGTAGCGTACTTGTTCTGTGCGTCTACGGATTTTGTATAAAATTTATTATAGCCGCTCTGCAATGCCCGTTTAACTACGGAAAGGTCATTGTTTGAAATAGTTGTAACAATTGAAGCTCTTGCGGCTACGCCGCCAGCACGTCTTACATAAGTTCCGGCATTGAAAGAATCCCGTCTTACCTGATCGATTGTTATAGAAGCTGATTCACTTAGAATCTGTCCAAACTCTACCAGTGTAGGGTCAAGGTTTGTAAGTTCCAACTGATCACTTACATACACAAAATCACCATACTGAGTAAGAGAAAAAGAAACATCATCATAATCGATAGTCCCACCTTCCGGTGTAACTGCTTCTGACAGCGGAACCATAGCAGGTTCTCTTGAAAGATATTTCCTTATGGAAATTGTTTTCGAGTTCATCTGCTTTATAGGTCTGCGCTCTGCAAACAAATCATGAATTAAATCAGGGACAGTCCTTTCAAGTAAATTACGATCATATTGTGACGACAATGCCGGAGATATAGTTGCTGTAGTATTTACATTGTTAGGCATAATAGTCTCCTATTGCTTAGATTTAATGATTTCATCCATTTGAGCAATGAAATCAGGGCCGGACATTTCATCCATCTTTTTAATGGTATCCAGTATTTTATTGGCGCCACCTTTAGATGAAAGAGTTCCAGCCTGATTCAGATTATTCTGAATCGTTTTAGCGGCTTCCTGAACCGCTTTTTCTTTATGCCTACCTGTGGCATAAAGTACTGCATCATAGAGTTCCTGACCGGGATCGTCCATCATACTAATAGCACGTATCTTGTTTTCACTGAAATTATCAACCGCATACTGTAAAGCATCTTCGTAGGTAAAATCAGAATCTTTGTAAGCCTTTTTTGCTTTGTTGGCACTGCTTACAAGTTTAGCCTGAAAATCCTGTTCCTGTCTTTTACGCTGTTCAGCTTGTCTTTGACGTTCTTCCTTCTCACGCATCTTTTTAAGATCGCCATAAGTAAGAGGTGTGAACTCGTCAAATTCTTCTTCAGGTTCTTCATGCTTAGGCTTAAGCTGTTCTTCAAGCATTCTTGCCCGTTCTTCAGCCCTGATTGCACGATCTTCAGCTTCCCGTGCTTTACGTGCCTTATCGTCACGTGCTTTAATTAATGCTCTTTCCTTATCAGTTAACTCTGGTTTTTGAGGTTGTCCTTCCTCTGATCCGGCATCGACCATTTCTTCAGAAACGGGGGACGAGTCCTGTACGTCCTGTTCTTCCTGAATTTCGCCCGTAATATCTTCTGACATAAAAAAATCTCCTTTTATTTTTAAGCTGACTGTTGTTTTAACTTCTCAACTGCCAGCCTGTTCATGCCTTTCATTTCTTCTATTTTCTCATCACCTTTCTGATCCATTTGCTCGATCATAAGTTTGCCCTGAGTCTCAACTTTTTGTGCCTGTATAAGTCCCTGCTGAGACATATTGATTTCTGCCATTCTTAACTGCTGTTCTTCTTTACGCTGCTGCATAGCCTGCTGCATCTGTGCCTGTTCAGCTTGCGCCCATTTTGCCTTTAATTTAGCAGGTATATCACTTGCTTCCCTGAGTATGCTTTGAGGTATCTGAATGCCGTGCTGAACATAAGATTGAAGCTGAGCGTAAGTTGCCAGCCTGTATGTTGCAGAACCTGTCTGAGTATCGGGAATAACATCAAATTTATTCTGTCTTCTTGATTTTTCAAACTGAGGCGATATGGGTCTGCCAAGTATTCTTTCAATTTTAGTCTTAGGCCATTTATTCATAAGCTCAAGAAAGCATTTCCCTATCATTCTGTAAGCCAGGGCTGCACCGTCAAAAGGATTTTGCAGAGACATCATTCCCTGTTTTGTCCTGTGTTGAAGACTTGCCCCGCTTGCATCCGAACTTGAAGCCATTGAATCGCTTCCTATCATACCTAGAATATCTGCATTCGGGCCTATATCGGCAAAATCCCTGCCATAGTTTTCATATAACTGACTTAATACCTGATTCATCTGAGGCGGTTGAATAGGCCATAACCCATTCCCCAATCCTTTACCGTTACGAACTTCTATTTTCTGCGCACCGCCGGATTTATCAAGTTCTTCAGGGTCTTTGACTGCGTTTGTTTCATAAACCCACCCGCTTTGTGGCATACTCATTGCTGTTTCCATGTAAATAGCGTTAAGTTTATTAAGCTCTCTCTGCGGGTCTTTAAGATCACGTACAATTCCTTTAACTTTATACTGCCAGTCGTTAAAATTCGGAAGATAATAACAAAACATTGGTATAAACGGGTACATAGTTTTACTAAAAGCATCAGGCGCATAATCATCATAAAGCAAAACTTTCTCATCTGCCTGAGCTACCAGTTTTATACGTGGTAAACGTGCTTCAATCAGAGCAATACGCTGTTTAAGTTCAGGCTGTGCTTCCATTAACTGGTTAAATTTACGTTTTCCGCCTTTCCATTCGTAAAATTCCAGTGTCATTGGATCGATTATAATAAGTTTTTTCTCATAAACCCTGTACCATTTTTCAACTATATTAACTCTGAATCCGGCATCATTTATATTAGAATATTCCTGTATTAAAAATTTCTGTCTGCTGCTGGATTTTAGTTTGCGGATTTCATCTTCCATTTCAGGATATGCGTTAATTGCATTCTCTTTTGATGGATAACCGTAACGGATAATATAATTCCAGTCTTTCTGTGTCGGGTCGGTTGCGTACGGATCAAACATTATATTATATTTATTAAGCAGATTAATCGCAATGTCTCCATAAAGAGGGTCACGGTAATATTCCATTTTTACTTCACACCATCCAAGCCCTACACGCACGCAATCCCCGAACTGGAATGCTGTATTTTCACGCCCTCCGGTATAATCAATAGCCCATTTGCTTAATTCTGTATAAATATCTGCTGTTTCCTGATCGTTCGATTCTACCGGATGATATTTAAGATCAATCTTATTCTGCCGAAAATGCCCTGTAACAAGATTAACTGGTTTTGCTACTTTATTTTTAGAAATAATGGTACGGTTTTCATCTGACATTTTGGCTATATCATTAGCGTTCCATTGTTTTAATCCGCCAAGATAGAATCCGTCATCCTCTTCAAATTCCTGGTGCATTAAAGCCTGAGCAGAATAGGCTTCCTGATAACACATGTCTATATCTTTTATTAAATTTTTGTCAGTAGCCATTATTTACTCATCCATGTTGTATTTCCATAAGAACGCAAAAACCAAGGAAACTGATTTACCTGTTTTTTGTAAACTTCCCGTTTAAGATTAGGATATACAATATCCATATCCTGAATACGTGCAAGTGCATCAAACATATCGTCATGTGATGTATTCGGGAATCTTAGATATTCACTTTTAATGAATATATCAATTAAATCAGACTCTTTTCTTTCAATATCTGTGTACCAGAACTCTTTAGGGAACACTATCTTTCCATCTACAAAATAATCAATAAGCCCTCTGATACGGTCTTTCTTAGAGGTATTTCCGCTTAAAGAAATAATTTCAAAATAAAAATGATTTTCTTCCTGCTTATCTTCCAGAAATTCAATATCGCTCTGCATGCCGTAAGTTTCATAACCAACTTTTACCATAGCCGGATCAGGTGCGGAATTGATCATTTCGACAAGTTTAGCCCATTTTTCCTTATTGTTGATCCTGTCACGGACAATATTTTTAATATAAATTCTCTTATACGCATCTACTCCCAAATGCCACATTACCGTATAGTCACTTGTCTTTTTCTTCTCTTTAGCGGGGTCAACCAGTATAAAGTCATTAGTCTCAGGAAAATCCCATTCGTGCCATTTTAACCATTCATAGTCAAATTTCTGTTTATCACTCGGTACCGGATTCAGTGAAATCTGGCAGCTGAAGTTATAAGGATTACGGTATTCCTTACGTTTCTGTTCTACCTGTTCCGGTGTCCATATTGACGGCTGTACGTCAGCGGGGTATTTTCTTATAATCCAGTTACCGGATTCTTCCATGTCGGCATATAGGTCACTAAAGTCATAAGGAGTTCCAACCGCCCATTGTAATCCGCCTTCCGTCTGTCCAAGCGGTATAGTAAGGTCGAACCCTTCTTTAGTTTTATTGATCTGTTCAGAAGTACGTGTTGAGTCCCATGTAACAAGGTCGTCATATACTTTAATTGAATAGTGTGCCGATGTCGGCATACCTTCGGTTACTCCGTAAGCCTCTAAACTCTGGTTAGGATGGTTGAATCCTCTTGACCTCTGAACCATTAATCCTTCCGTTTCAGCCCATTTGGATGACTCTTTTTCAGGATTAAGCCAGAATCCTCCGGGATTTTCTTCATTTGCGGGCCATACACGTTTAAGAACTTCGTTAGTTTCGAGTTCCCGTTTAATCCTGCGGAGGAAATTACCTCTTGCTATTTTATGGTTAAACGAAAATATACATATCGATTCATCCCAGTTGTTGATAAGTTTCCAGATTGGAAGAGCAAAAGTAAGTATTGAACTTTTAAAGCATTCACGTGACCATATATTCAAAGTCCGGTCGTGCAATTCCTGAGCTTCGTAAATTTTAGGAATTAACCACGGATGATTTAAAGGTGTAAGATTTAGAACAAAATAAGCCAGAAAAAACAGGTCATCCTTGCCAAGTGTCCAGATAATCTGTTTGGCTTCGTCATCATCACCGCTTCTTCCTGTAGATAACAGCTCGTTAAGCTCGTCAGCTATTTCCCAGTAAGGATAACGGTAATAACAGTTTTTTTGTTCAAAAAAATACATTTAGCTCCACTCTGAATCGTAATTATCAAGACATCCGTTTCTGAATGTAAAATCAGTCCTTCCGCTGTCTACGGTTTTACGTATTGCGACCCAGTCCGTATCAGTATCAGCGGCATTAAATTCCTTATGCTTGTAAATATAGGTTGTTGTTCCGTCTATAATAATAACAACCCTGCCCCATTTTGATTTATTCATTAGTCATCTCCTAAAGCAATTAAATATTGAATCAGTGCGGCTTCCGTAACACCGCTTCCAAGTGCTATATTTGATATATCAGTAGCAAGGTCGGTATCTGCCGGAGTTCCAAGTACTGCCGGGATTGTTGTTCCGGTATCTTCTACAATCGCCGCCAATTGAGTGCTGTTGGAATCTATCTCTGCTCTAACTTGTGCAGCTGTAGGAGCAGAAGCTCCATCAAGTAAAAGATCAAGTCTGCCACCGTCTGTCCAATCTGTTTGAAGTTCGTTCGTATCTACAAGTATGGCATTTATATCTGCACCGTTGTCATTTGCTGTCTGAGCTGTTCCGCCGACTTCAATTACATTTACATGAAATCCTGTAGGATCTGCCTGTGATTGAGTTTCCCACTCGTCAACTATATCCGAAGGTGAAGCTAAATCAAGCAGAGTGCAGTTAAGCGTAACCGGAACCATGTTTGCAGCTCCCTGAAGCGTAATTGTAACACCGTTTGCTCCTGACGCAAGTGCCGCATCGGGAATACATAATTGGTATCTTCCGGCTTGATTAGTTCCATCAACCGCAACAAAACCGCCGGACGTATATGTTCCTTTTGTCATTGTAGCGAGTGTTATTTCAGTTGCTGCTCCGGCCGCACCCCATCGGTCATAATATGCAACAAGGCTTGCTGTTTCAAAAGTAAGCCCCGCCAGTAAAGCACCTGTTGAGCTTGATGAATCATATACCGGAAATTCTATGATATATGATTCACTTGCTAAAGGAATTATGTAATTCATTATATTCTCCTGTTTAACCTAAATTAAACCACCAGTAATTTCTGTTAAGAAAACTACCGCTGCTATCACTATAAGCTCCTGGCCATCCGCTTGTTGCATTATTTATGATTAGATCGTCAGCATATAAAATTGAATCTGAAGTTGGGACACCTGTGTACGTTTGTCCTATTCTGATATGATTTACAA